CCCGAAGTTGGCATCCCTCCCTCTAGACACAGCTTTCCAACTGTGCTGTCGATACACGCTACGAACTAGTGCGGTGAATATGAGCGTCATCAATGGGAACGTGAAACCATTTCCCATAGTGCTGATCATAGACGGCCTCACACACAACTTATCCGGCAATTGAATCACCGGACTTCTGAGAAACTCGAACCACCATGTCATACTCGGTGGACAGAGATATCTTACAAGTTGCGTGGAGATAGAGTCGCTTGCATCCTGAAGATCAATAGTGGCTAACGAGCCATCTACAGATCCCCGGTGTGCAAGCGAACCATTTACATCAGGCTGAGTCGACAGATCTATACCAGAAAACTTCTTAAGCTGGTTACTGATCAGTCTTCCCAGTCCTAATTGGAACCACATGTTTACAGAAGGTTCCGTGCAAATGGCCCTCGCCGCATCGCTAGTTTTATTCACGAAGCTTAACCGAGATCCGGGTACAACGCGATCCTTATACAACGAAGAGCGGTGCTTCTCAGCATTTGCCCACCGTTCAGAACCGACGATGCACGCTTTCCAAACGGAAAGCAAGCTCTGACTTGTTGCACTTAGTGGTGCATCGAAGACCTTCGTGTAGAACGAAGTGTCACGATTTACACCAATCGACGCGCCGGGGCCGGCATATCCGAGTTCATGGATATACCGGAACGAAACAAACCCGGAATCGATAGCGTCAGACCACAGCTTATGGATGAATAACTTCATTTCACCCAACACTTCGGCCTGCCACTCAAAGTGATCCCCAGGGGTCCAATCGAGGCAGCGTTGCTGGCTAGCGAGAAATTTCTCTCTTGCTACCATGCATGCACTGGTCGACGGTCCCTCATCCTCACAAAATTTCTTTACGAGGTTCTTATGAAGCAATGAACACGCGACTACGCGCCCACTGACATCAATCGGGGGATGGCTGGACACTGCCGCAGAATACTCTTCTGGCAACAGTTCCTCCCGCAAATCAGCTTCCAGAGCCAACAAAAGAGCTGTACGCTTATCAGACATAACAAGTCCCCTATCGAATGAGCCCAGGCTTTACAACAGGCCATCAATTACCATGTCACCTATATCAGCAGATTCTGCTGACAAGATGCCAAAGTGCAGCGACAACATAGCCCGGATGTCTTCGGGGTCAGTTGCGTCTGCGCCAGCAGGCACTGCGATCGTCGTTGTGACGTGCGCAACCTTGTTGGGTTGATCAACGAGCGGTAACACCCCCTTGCGGGTGATGATTTTATACTCGTTGTTGGGCACATTCGGAATAACACCAGTCGCGGGATTGGGAGTACCTAAAACTTTGAAGGTCTTAGGGATCCAAGCCGTGGTGGTGAAGGGCCGGGCAACGCTGTGAGCGGTGACTCCGGTCTGCGTTCCACCCAAGGCAGTCACGGCAAATTGCTTGCCGTTAGTGTCTGGGGCGGTAGCAGAGACGATGGTATACGTCGGAGACGTAAGACCGGTCTGAGCACCCCCTGTAACCGGGGATGAAGGTGAAAAACCCATGATGGGATACCTCTGGTTATTTACGGTTAAGGTTAACGATAGAGCCAGCGAGGGCGGCGATGTTCAGCCACTTCGTTGAAGAATCAGGGATTTTGAAATGAAGACTCCCTGAAAAGGTCGCAGAACGCGTCCCTCTATCGACGTAGGTGCGGGTAGATGTAAAGCCACCACCGGAGGAGTACGATTTAACATTGTAGTACCCGCCGACTGGTATATACGTGTTGACAACATCGGAACACCTTCTAGTAAGGACCACACGGTCCGTTTGGAAGAGGTACCCGAAATCAACAAAACGTAGGCTCCAAGCATCTATCAGCTCGCCAGCACTAGTAAAATAATCTACTAGGAAAGAACCTGGGACGAGTTCCCAGAGAGTTGGCGCAAAGTCGAACCATGTCGTTCCAAAAAGGACGTCAGGGGGACGCATCTTGTTGGCGGTAGTCGTTTTGACACCGGCCGCGATACGAACATTAACCTGAGCCTCATTTCGTACAGACACATAATGACCGAAGGTCGCCATTGGCGACGGAGGGCCGATTAGGACTGACTGTCTTGCCGATTTCAGCTTTTCCTCAGCTCTGCCCTCGATACGAACGACGTCATGGACGCGTTCAACACCGAGGTAGGCAAAGGCTTTAGCTGCATCTTCTGCATCGCCGATTAGCGGTTTGATCCCGAAGGACCATTCCAACCAAGCGTCAGATGCGTTCTTTACAAGTTGCGTCGGGTTTGCTTCCTTCTTGCGAAGGCGGCGCATGGTGTTGATTACATCGTCAACAGCATACCTTAGCGACTTGAGCGGCTGCATAAAGGACCGAATCGTTTCCCGGATCTCTCCGGTAGCGACACCCGCCTGAAAAGCCTTCTCGTTCTTACGATAGGACTTAGCAAGCGCATTTTCGGCCTTCCCGACTGCCATGGCGTACAGGTCAGCATAGCCGATGTCAACAGGGGTCGGATCAACGTACGGGACGGTAATATGTCCTGTCGTTTCCTCCTTCCAGCCATCATTGTAGACGGCCTGAAAGTATCCCGTTCCACCGGAGAATCTATGCTTAACGCCCGAAAGGGACGAAGTTGCATCTCCACCGCTACGTATGACTTCCCGCCAATTCGGCGGGGAATCACCTGTGTTGACTGAATCGGCATAGCTGTACGAGTGTTGTGATGAGGAAGAGTACTCACCATAATACCCGTATTTGCCATTTCGATTCAATGTTTCACTGTGAGGGCGATAAATGCTCTTGCCCATGGGTACGTTATCCTGAAAAGGGTGGCTAGCCCGATAGGGCCCGGATTAC